GGCATCGTAGTCAAGCTGTGCGATTGTTCGCTTCGATCTTGCGGCGTCGAGTTCCATACGGGCAGCTTTCAAAATAAGGTTGTTCATTTTACGTCATATGAGCTAGTGTACGATGAGTACGATGAATCCGTTTTCACGCCCTCAGAGCCTCCATGATCCACGGCATAGACGAGAACCGATCGGCCAGAGCAAACTTACGAGCGATGCACTTCTCCATCATTCCGTCGGGCTTCTGGCTCACTTCCACTTCTAGTTTAATAAGCTGACTGGTGTTCCACGCACGCACCTTCGTTGCAAATTCAGACGGCTTCGTCGTCTTTAGGCGTGCCACAAGCGGAACCAACGCCCGTCGAATATCTTCGATGCATAGGAACGGACGAACAGTCTTTGAGCTTCGAATGAGCAGATCGCCCTTCTTCAATCCGGCATTAAATTCCTTCTCGACTGCGACGAGAAAGCGGTTGACGACCATCATCGGATCCTCCTCCCAGTGAATCGGCTTCGAGTTGTTTATAGAGTTAAAGTACTCGATCGCCTCTCCCTCGGACGCAACGTGCTTTTCGGTAACCGTCACGGGAAAGTCGCCGAGCATGAACGTCTTGCGAAGGATCGACAGCCGATGCTGGCCGTCGACAATGTAGCGCTGTTCTGTATTTTTTCCAGTGGCATCGGGTTCCTCGATGACGATGACAAAGTACCCCTTGTCCAGAGACTCCATATTGTCTATAGAGCTCGCCAGCCTCTCAGCATGTCCTTCGTCGAGAATTCGGTTCCCTTTCCAGTTTGGAACCTTTAGTAGTGCCTGTATCGTCGTCTTCTTGAGCATAGATCCATCGTTATACACATGGAGTAGTACGTCTGTCATTCTGATTCTTGCGTTTCTGTCCTGCACGGTTTAAAATTCTTCGAACATACAAATCCGTTTTACTGCCATTTCTTTCCGTCAAAATAGTCCATCCACACTAACATCACGTACAAGGATGCCGATATAGCAATTCCGGTTACGATGTATTCGTACATTCTATATAATGTTACAGGGTATACTCAATAAGTATCGGCATACCTCAAAGGGGTATATTCACGACAAAATAGCCAGCGTCTACCCTAGAATCCTATTGGGTCCGGGGTTTGTTCTCCTTCCGAGTTTCGTTCAGGTTCGACAAATAACCCACGTGATAAACTGCGCCGAAGACGAAGTGTGCCCGCTCGGCCTGCGCAACGCACTCGGAAAGGAACGCTACGCCTGCATGAACGCCCTCGACGATCCCACCGACATTCTGTGCAAACACTACGCCCGCTTCGAAGCCGCCATGGACGCTTTCTTGCGTGACCCCCTCTGCCGCAACGTATACGTGCACTGTCAAGCAGGCATGAACCGGTCGGCAACGCTCGTCTTGGCCTACGTTATCCGGCGCTTTCGAGTCAAGCTTGCCGATATCGTGGACCACGTGGCCCGTCAACGGCCGTGTATTCTGACCAATCCTCATTTCCAAGAGTATCTGTCCAAATTCGCATCTCTCGCAGTGTAATAATGTGGAGATCCGTACAGAACAACATTACTGCGGCCGGCGACAACCCGATCGGTGCCGTCAATAGCGGTATGGATGCGGCAATCGGGCCGTCGTTTGACTACCTTCAGACCATTCGCTCTCCTGCCGACCGAGGCGTGTCGAGCAACGGTACGTTCAACCAAGTCTTTACAAACGCCAATGCCATTTCCGGCTACGTGAATAGCCTGCTCACGGGTCCGAAGGTCGGAAACCAATTTTTCAGAGATACGGGTGGTAAATGCAAGGCGCCCAGCGGGAGAATCGTAAATCGCTCAACGTGGAACAACAACAAGCTGGGTGGAGACGATGCGGCGGGGGTTTTGGGTCCGAGTTTTCAGCGAGCGGTATCCGGAAGCGGGTTCGACGGAATCATTCCCGGGGCTGCGGGAGACATTGCCGCCATGAATCCTCTGAAAGTTATGAATGCCCTTGTCCTCGACGGTATTCCGGAATGCCAAGCGTTCAGCTGTCCCGTAACCGACGAAGTCACCGGTGTGGACAAGGGTCGTGACACGAAATTTTTGACACCGTCGCTGGAATTCAACTTGACTGAGTGCAGGCCGGTTGCAGAGCCGCCCGCCGACGAAGCCTTTGATACCGTTGAAGCCCCATTCCTGCACTCACAATATAGCCCCCGAAAGCTTGTAAATACAGACTCGGGGCCCTTCATCATGCTGGGGCTTGCGATTGCCACCCTCGTCGTACTGAAAATAATGAGTTAGAGACTCAAAGGGCAAGTTGAATAAGCGGAAGATGTCGTCCGACGTATTCAAGGTAAAAAAGACAAGGGATGTCCATTCAAAACCACGGGACACATACGGCACGTTGGATTCTATGCACGAACAGTACATCCACGAACTTGCTGAAAAATCGTCGAAGGCCAATGTCGAAGGTCTTTCCGCACGTATTCAGAGACTTCAATCGCAGTTAAACACTTCGTTTGACATCTTCGATTTCGACGAATCGATAAAAAGATCGAAACTACAAGCAGAACTAAACAAATGTCAGGCAGAGCTTTCCGCAGTCGTTGATCAACAGGAGGTCCGAAATTACTATCTTTCCAGCGGCGACATCATGCTAGATTACTACGCACAGCCCTCCAAGAAGTCAACGATCCCGCTAGCTCCGAAAATATCGGTAGGTACGTTTGACAAGCTGTTTTCGGTCTCAGAGTCCGCAGTAGGTCCGTCCAAGAAAAAGATGTTTGACGAATACATGGTTCGACGTGGTTTATCCGATGGTGTATCTTTGATCGAGAACCCCGACCAAATCAAGAAAATGTCCGAACACTGTGCACCCTGCAACGTCCCTCGTGAAGAAATCACGTCTGAGGGTATTTTGGTCTGCCCCAAGTGTGGTTCGGAAGAGTACGCACTTGTGGTTTCCGACTTCCCAAGCTTCCGAGACACTCCGAAAGAAAGGAACAATTATGCATACAAGAAGCAGAACCATCTTAACGAAATCTTGAATCAGTTCCAAGCCAAAGAAAGCACGGAGATACCAGAAGATGTCATGAACGAAGTTATCTGCGAGCTCCGAAAGCGGCGAATTGATAACATTGCCCTGCTCTCTGAACAAAACATCCGAGAGATTCTGAAGAAACTCGGTAGGAACCGGTACTACGAGCACGCTGCGCACATTCTGAGCCGGCTGAACGGAAATCCGCCGCCAACGATTACGCCCGAGATCGAAGACAAAATTCGGGCCATGTTCCAAGAAGTTCAGGCGCCTTACTTGCTGTACTGCCCCGACGAGCGCCGCAATTTCCTATCGTACTCCTACATTATCTACAAGTTTCTCGAGCTCTTGGAGTTGGACGAGTATAAAGTGCACTTCCCATTGTTGAAAAGTCGTGACAGGTTAATTCAGCATGATCAGATATGGAAGAAAATTTGCGACTACCTGCAGTGGGAGTTTATTCAGAGTGTTTAAAGTTTAAAGGAGAGGCTCTCAGTTCATCCAATGAAAAGCACCCTATGTCTCGTCATGATCGTGAAGAACGAATCGCAGATAATTGAGGAAACGTTGAAATGCCTGATCGAGAAAGCGAGATTCCATTATTGGGTTATATGCGATACAGGATCTACCGATGGAACGCAGGCTATCATCAAAGATACGTTGAAGGACATTCCGGGAGAACTCCATGAGGTTCCGTGGGTGGATTTCGGAACAAACCGCACGCAGGTGGTTGAGTTGGCATACGGCAAGACCGACTATGCGTTTATGTTTGACGCCGACGATACAATTGAAGGCGACAGCATACCGTTTCCGTCAAAAATGACAGCCGACGTATATGAGGTCTTATTTCGATGCGTTGAACTTGAATTTCATCGTTCAAGTATATTTAACAACCGCCGAAGGTGGAGATACGTAGGAGTTTTACACGAATATTTAGAAAACACCGACGGGGATACCCCAACCCGTGCTATTCTCAAAGGAAATTATAAATGTATAGCACGTACGATAGGAGCAAGATCCAAAGACCCAGAGCGGTTTCGAAAAGATGCGCTGGTTTTGGCAAATGCATTCGAAAACACGAAGGATTATATCCGCAATAGATATGCGTTTTACTGTGCAAACTCGTATAGAGACTGTGGTATGTGGACGGACGCATTGAAATGGTATAATACCGTACTTACATTGAACGGATGGACCGAAGAACGGTACATGGCCTGCAAGCGAATCTACGAAATATATTCGATTATTGGAACGCCCGAATTAGGTATGTACGCCCTCGTAGAATCCTACTCTTTGAACCGTGACCGAGTTGAATGTGCCAATTATCTAATCAATTACTATCTATTGAAAGGCCATTACGACGTGGCTTTCAAATACTATGAATTGCTCAATCCGGATTTTGAGAAATCGGACACTTCGACTTATTTGATGGCAGAGCCCTTTGTTCGAAATTTTTTATTCCCGTACAATGTAATCATTCTTTCCGATAAAGTGAAGCGACACGATATTGGACTAAAAATGTATAGTTTCATCTTTAACAACAAGACAGTACCGGATAATCATTTTTATATAAAACACCTTTTGGGTAATCTTAAATTTTTCATGCCATATATTCGCTCGGAGAACAAAACATCGTTTTACAAAGAAGTTGGATCGTACAAAAGACTATGTGTAGAAAAGGGGTTTAACGAAGTTTGATAGAGATTTATATATGATACGTCTACATCTACCGGCTATACCACACACGATAACGCATGACGATTTCAGTCACTGTGCGTTTACGGGAAAGGTCAAACGGTTCTCACCCATGATGCGAAGCCGTGGATTCGAAGTGATTCATTACGGAACGGAAGGATCGGAGAGCGGAGCGAACAAAGACATCCAGCTCTTTACCCGCAAGGAATGGCAGGACTTGCGAATTCGTTCGCTGCGCTCTCTTAAACCGGAATTGGACAGCGACGAAAAGGCCGAGACCCATTTGAACAACCCCCAATCGTTTTATGGAGACCTTGCCAATTGGTCTACGCCCCTCTATGAAGAGTTTAACCGTCGGTTCAGGGCAGCACTTCTCGAAAATTATAAAAGTCTCGATTTTGTTTGTATCCCACTCGGCCGTTCGTACGACAATGCACTCGAAGGTTTGAACTGTATCGTACTTGAATTCGGAATAGGTTACAGCGGTTCGTGTAAGAATTTTCGGGTTTTTGAATCTCATTCTTGGATGAGCAAGACACTCGGCGAGGAGAAAAAAACGCCTCAAAATTATTGGTTCGTAATACCACATAGTTTCAACGTCATCGAATTCCCTCTTTCGATGGGTCCCGAAACTCCGACGATCGGATTTATGGCACGGATCACAAACTGCAAGGGTGCAAATATAGTAGTAGAAATTGCGAAGCGTTTTTCTGGTATCCGTTTCGTATTATGCGGGCAGGGTGATCCACGCCCCTATCTTACGCAGCCAAATATCGTGTATAAAGCCCCGATTCATGGAGACGAACGTGGCCGATTTCTGGGAGGACTCACTGCATTTTTAGCTCCGACAACCTATTTGGAGCCGTTTGGAGCTTCAATGGTCGAAGCGCAGCTTTGCGGAACACCTGTCATATGCTCGGACTGGGGAGGAATGTCGGAAACGGTCGAACAATGGAAGAGCGGACTACGATGCCATACACTTGCCGACTACTGCTTTGGGATTCAGATGGCGATTGACAAAAAGTTTGATCGTTTGTATATTCGGAAACGAGCAGTTGAAAAATATGACATGTATAAAGTCGGTAGAGACTACGAACATGTCTTTCGAAGTATAGTGGACGTTTACAATGGTAAAAACGGGTGGTATTCTTCCACATGCCATTTGGATATAGATAGAATCCCACGAGTCATTATTCAAACGTCGAAGAACCCTCTACAACCCTACATTTCGAATATGTTACTCAGAAATGCACCCGGATGGGAGTACAAGCACTTTACCGACGACGATATTCTCACGTTTTTCAGAAACAATCCTCATTGTGAATTCCCGAATATTGAAGGAGTATTCCGAAGCTTTAAACGGGGTGAACATAAGGCCGATATATTTCGTTATTATTATTTGTACCTTTTCGGAGGAGTATACATTGATTCCGATGCGATGTTATACATGCCTATTCAGGATATAATACAGAATCACGATTTTGTATCGATAGAGGGAAAATATACATTTCCAAATACGGTGTTTCAAGGATTTCTTTGTGTCATGCCTAGACACCCAATTCTGTATGAAGCGTTGAAGCACGCATACGCAACACCGCCTGCAGATATCGAAAACAATTATAGTTTGTTCTGTATTGAGATGTTCAAATTGTTTAACACTCATAAAACCGAAAAAAGCAAACTATATTACGAACGCATGCACGAAAATAATCTAGAAGCCTACGCATTTCTAGACGACGAGACCCGAGTGTTTTTAAGACATTATTGGTGTACAGGAATCGTTCCGAAAGAAGCCGAGCAAAACGGACCCAACAAATCTGAAATACAGAACATTACAATTCCAGAATGAAGCCCCGTTTCAGTGCATCCGAAGTCGCCGGTATTCTCGGGCGCAACCCGTACAAGACGAAGAATGAAGTTCTACTCAAGGTTCTATCGCAGATGCCGCAGTTCAAGGAGGCCGTGCTCGCCGGGAAGACTGAGGTAGGTGGAAAGACGGACAAGGAGCTCGTCGCCGCCGCACCGCACGAGGTTCATGTTGCACTGGCGAAGTGCGTGCGAGATGCCACTGTCGCCAAAAGCGATGCGGAGGTCGAGAGTATTGTATCCAATTTCAAGGATACGAACGCCCGTGTCCTTCTGAAGGAGTGCCTCGACGGTAGTCGAACAGTCGAGAGTCCCGAAATCGTAGCTGCAAAAGTCAGGGTGCACACCGGCCAGACGACCATCGAAACCGAGCTGGAGCGCCTTGCGGTCACAAAGGAGGTGCGTACGAAAATTGATGCGCTGCCCGAGCAAGAGGTGCTGGCCTCGGAGATCCAGAAGCGGCGGGGCACGAAGCTCGAGAAGACGGCCGAGGACGCCTTTGCCGCCGAGACCGGAAAGGAGATTTCCGAGCGAAACACGTTTACGCAACTCGAGTGCGCAGAGTACCGTCTCATTGGCTATATCGACGGGTACCAAGATGGCCGTATTGTCGAGACCAAGAACCGAAAGCGCTTTTGGCCAGTACCGCCCGCCTACGACTTTGTGCAGCTGCGGTGCTACATGCGCATGCGTGGCAAGGTTCCCGGCGTGCTTCTGGAGAACTTCCCAGGCAAGCCGCCGAGGACCACGGACGTACCGTGGGACGACGACGAGTGGGAGTCGATTCACGAAGGGCTCTGCGCCGTCTCCGCCGAGATTGGCCGCATGACGCCCGACGATGCTGCTCGTTTGGCTCGTGAGGTGTTCCTGCGTTAGTCTTCTTCCACAAACAAGCTACGGATTATGTGTTTCTTTGAGATCCACGTTGATTTATTTCGAAGATTAATGTCGTGGTTATATTCTTTATAAAAATTACAGGGCTCTTCG